GACACCGCCGCCGCGACCGCCGCCGCCGCCGCCGAATCGATCCTGCCGTTTGTCCTGGCCGCCGCTGTCGTGGCGCTCTACGTGTGGAAAAAAGCCTAAACCTTCGCATCCTGTCGGACCTGACGCCGGAAGCTCGCACCGCACTGATGCGCGCAATGTCATACGACACAATGGGCGGCCTTCAGGGGTTAGAGGCTGTCATTGACGGCGGTACGCTGTTTGAAGTCACTGACGGCCCTATAGGGGCGCCTGTGCTCCATTACGTACTGAAGGTGGCGCAACGCACGCACGGCCGAGAGGGAATCATCCTTGCCGCTGCCGGCGCGCTGCCGGGCTTCGATCTGACGCGCGACTATTTGCCGGCCGTAGAACATCAATTCCGCGCCGAAGGTTGCGCGGCTGTCGTGCTGCACACGCGCCGGCCAGGGCTAAAGGCGAAACTAGAAATGCAGGGCTATCGGTGCGATGCGTTCGTTATGCGTAAGCACCTTGGGGCGCTGCAATGAGGGCAATTCTTCAATGGCTCTATTTGTGGATGCTGGCGCCGCTGGCGCTGTACATCGGGGGCGAGTCATCGTCATCGTCATCGTCATCCAATTCCACCACCACGCAAAACACCGACCGGCGCCAGGTAGTCGACAACGGGGGCGTTGGCATTTCGTCTGATACGTCAACGGTATCGGTCACGCTCACCGACCGCGACGCCGTGAAACAGGCGATAGACCTGTCAAAGACTTCAAGCGAACTCGCCTATCAAAATCTCTCCGCGTTGCTCGGGTTCGCTAAAGACGGTCTTGCACTGGCCGACAAAAATGCCGGCGCGGTTGCCGATGCCTTCAAGACCGCAAGCGAAATTTCGAGCGGCCAAAAAATGCTGGTCACGGGCGGCCTGTTGATCGCCGGAATTGTCGCCATCAAATCTTTCAAGGGGTAGCGCATGCAGTATTTCCCGTTTGATGTTCCTGTGGGTGGCCGCTTCAAGCTGGAAGTCAAAGCCAACTATTTCCGCTACTACGATTGCACGGTTGGCGCGGCATCGCCAACGCTGCGCGTTACCGCTATAGGTGACGGCGGCTCGGATTTTCTGATCCGTCCCGGCGAACAAATGAAACTGCCGCGCGCCGTCGCGGGTTTCATGATTGAAAACTTCGATGCGGCCTTGGCAATCAACGGGCGCATCCTGGCGGGCGAGGGCGACTTCGATGGCGCGGTAACGCTTACCGGCGCGGTGTCTGTATCCGGTGCGGTGTCTGCAAATGCTGCAACGCTATTGACCCAGGCGAACACCGACAAAACGGTGGGCGTTGCGGCTGCGCTGATGATCAACGCAGCCGCAACGCGAAAATCAATTTGGTTTCGGTCGCGCGACACCAATACCGGACTAATCGCAATCGGCGGCGCTGGTTTGGCTGTGGGCACGTCGGCACTGATTTTAAATCCTGGTGAAAAGCTGCATGTCACTGATGAAGCGGCGTGCGCCTTTTACGCGATATCGGATATCGCCGCTCAAAAACTTGACATTCTCGAAGGTGCATAAATGAAAAAAATTATTCTCGCCGTCGCGGTGCTGTGTGCGTCGCTGTTTGCCGCCAATGCCGCCGCACAAAATATTTTGCCGCCGGACCTGGTGCGATATGGATTGAATTACAAGGCCACCACCACAATGGCCGCAAATACACCGGACACGATTTTTGCACCCGGTAGCAACACCAAGGGGGCGATAGTCTGGAATGTCTATATCAGTGGCAACGGTGGCGGCGATAGCGTCTTCACCGTGCTTGCAAAAACATCGGCACCAAGCACCTACACCGACGGCGACGTGATCCACGTTCATGCCAGTTACAGCACCAGCGGCAACGAAATAAATCAGCCAATGACGCGGCCCGTGTTCATTCCCGCCGGCAAAGGGCTGTACGTCATCAATGTAAATTCGGTGGCAACCATCAATTTTCGTTCCGTTCTCTACACGTTGCTTCAGTGAATGCACGCGCGCCTCTCATCCTTGGCATGGCCGCTGCGACAGCGGCTTTGCTCATTTACGCGGGCAACGCGAGCGCGGCCGATGTCGCGCCGGAGCCTGGTGGGGATGATGGGGACGGCGGCGGCTGGCCGGTGTTCTCTGATCCGTTCGCGGGGATAACTGAAATGATCACCGGCACCAACGCGAGCAACGGCGGCACGCTGTCACCGGCCGGGCTCGATGCGCTCAAAGCGCGCGAAGGCTTCAGCGCGACGCCTTACGCCGACCACAAGGGGCGCAGTATCGGTTACGGACATCTGATGTCGGTATTTGAAAGCTATACATCGATCACGCGCGAGAAGGCCGAAGAATTGCTGGCGTCCGATGTTGCATGGGCTGTCGATGCCGTCAACGAATCGATTAGTGCGCCGCTCACACAGTCGCAATTCGATGCGCTGGTTTCCCTGGCCTACAACATCGGCGCGGGCGCCTTCAAGCGTTCTACCCTGGTGAAGCGCATCAATGCATATGATCCGGGCGCCGTTGCCGAGTTTGCCAGGTGGAACAAGGCAAGCGGCCAGGTACACGCCGGCCTGGTGGCGCGCCGCGCTGCCGAAGCCGAACAATTCGGGAGCGCATGAGATGCCAAAATTTGAAGATGTAATCGTCATGGTGGCATCGGCCGGCCTGGTCATTGCGGCCGGCGTCTGGTTCACCACGCGCAAGGCCAGTGCGGCGCCGTCGCTGGCATCGACGGCCGGTTGGCTCGGGCTGTCGCCAGGCGCCACCACCGCGCAAAAGCAATGGGATTCGATCCCTGATAGCCGAAGTGACTATGGCGTGATTTTCACGCAAGGCACCGACACGGCCGGCCAGGCTATCGATGTTGCGCACGCAAACACGCAGGGCGGCTACCAATGACCGAAGGGCAAAAAATCATGGTCATTGCCGGCGCTGGCGCGATTGTCGGCCTGGGCGTCATCTATGCCGGCATCAAGGTAAAGCGCGGCGCCGATGCCGCGCTGGCAAGCCTGGGCGCGCCGCTGGCCGCTGTCGGCGCCTGGGTGTCCGAACTGCCGGCGCGCTTTGAAGCTTACAAGGCCGCCGACGCTGCCGAGAATATCGCCACGCGCGCCGATGCCGTCATGCAAGCCGGGTTTCCGGCCGGCTCGGGATGGAGCAATACGGGCATCTACGTGCCTGAAGGTTTCAACATGGGCGGGTATCCGTCCGACCTGCCGATATCGGCTTAAAGCGTCCTATAGGAGACAATGCCATGCCGAAAGCACCGACCCGAAAGCCGTACCTCAAGGCGCGCGCCGCCGAGCCGTCAACCTGGGCGGCCCTGGCCGGCATCTTCGCATCGATCACGCCGTTTTTGCCGCCGCAGTATCAGGCAATCGCGGCTGCGGCCGGCGCCGTCGTGGGTGCCGTTGGTGCCATGAAGGGCGACCCGGCCGGCGCCGATCCGGCCGGCACGCCGTGAACGATCAGTTATTCCTGATCCTGGCAACGGCTGCCATCAATGGCGCCGTGACCTGGGGCGTTGTCAAGACGCAATTGGCATGGCTGCGGCGCGATGTGGACCTGGCGCACGCCCGGATCGACAAAATGCAGGATAAGCCGGCATGAGCAAGTACATTCCGACCGCGCCGGAAGTCGTGCGCGAAGGGTTGATCGTCCTGGCCGGCGCCGTCCTGGCCGCGCTGGTATTTCAGGCGTTGCCGGGGTTGCGTGCCTGGGTGGCCGACCGGCTGCCAACTGCCGGAAAGTAGCGCGACGCGATACTTTTTAGATCCGTCGACGAGCTGCAGGATCTAAAAAAGTATTATCAGGCGCTACGTCTGATCATCCGATAAATCGGCGCATTCGCGCATCCGAAGCCGGCCAGGCGCAGCACCCTTGACAATTCCGCGTCGCGTTGCCTGATCTGGGCTTCAAGGGTGGCGATGTAATCGGCGCGCTGCCTGATGCCGTTGGCCGTGTGGGTGGATCGTTCCTCGCGCCCCCAAGACGAAGCGGCATAGAGTGCCCTATAGGCGGCTTGCGGCACCGGCACGGCGCCCCTGATCCATCGGTAAATTGTCGATCGATGAACACCGCAAATCCGGGCGGCTTTGTTCACGCCCCCGAGATCGTCAATCAGATAGTCAATCGTGCCGGCGTCGCTGCGCATTTTGTTATCTCCCCTGAAAGGGCGAAACTATGCACGAGCCAGGTGCGCGCCGGCATCGTCAAAATGCAGTAGAGAAGCAATCTTATGCATTGTGCGACGAACGAGAATGTTTATTGACGTAAATTGATTTAATCCGCCGGAAAGCGTTGCGGCGCGCGCCTCTCCGGGCATTGCGGCCTGTAGCAAAATGCTACAAACGGCCAGGGCTGCGGCCTTGCCGCCGAGCACGGCCAGGCGGCCTTCCCAGACTTTACGCATGCTGTCATCCTTTGCCCTGTCGCGCTCAACGGCGGCAATGACTTCGCGCGGATCGATGCCGAGGATATCGGCCACGCGCCAGCAAGTCGCATTGTCGAATCCACCGCCGCGCCGCCGGTAATTGCTTACCGCGCTGGCACTGATGCCAATGATTTTTGCCAGGCGGTAATCGCTGGCCGGCTCGTTCGTGAACCTGTCACGCTCTCTAGAGGAGATCAAATCAAGGTAATCTGTGGTGGCGTTCTTGATGGTCATGGCGGGGACTCCTATAGAGAGGGTGCCTAGATCATGGTCTTGAACGTCCAAACCTGCAATATTCAAAGGGCATTGAGTAGTTAACGGTTGTGTAGTAATCTCCTGACCGTCGGCAAGGTGTCGCCCCCTGAAGGCGCGCCGAGCCGGCACTAAATCAACCTGTCAGGGGGTTACACATGGAAACAAATTCACCTGCCGCGGCTGCGGCAAATGTCGGGGGGGCGCCTGTTGCGGGCGCCCCCTGTTTCGTTTCTGATGAATTGGTCGGGCGCTGCCCGGCCTTTTGCATCGGTTTCGCAATCGGGATTTTTGAGGGGCTGCTTGAAAGGCCCGAACCCGCAATGGTCGGCGCCATCAATCGGGCGCTGGAAGTGCTGCGCGGCGTTGACTATGAGGCCCATACATGACCGGCCCAATAGTGAAGGCAAGAAGAGGCCGGCCGCCAAAAGTGCCGGGGCTGATCGCCGACGTTGAGGCATCACTCGCCCAATTCGCAAAAAAATCTGGCGCAGACGCATCGCTAGTGGCCGGCATCGTTGCCGAATTTAAGCCGCTGTTTCTGGCGCAAGAGCGCAACAGAATTGCCGCAGCCGCTCTTACCGGCCTGATATCGCGCAATGACAATTTCTCTAGCACGCAGCGTGGTTATTTGATCGATGCGTTTGGGATTGCCGACCTGGCGATGCGGGAGTTTGTCAAATGACCGGCCCGATAGTGAAGGGCGTTCGATCCGCCTTCAAGGCGCAATGCGCGGCCGACCGCGACGGCGCGCCGGCAAACTTCGAGGAATATTGGCACGCCTTCACGCCGGCTTGGTTCATCGATCAAAACGGCCACTATCAGGCGAGGGCGCGCGATGAAGCGGCATGCGGCCCGAAGGAACAGGCGCGCCGCGATGCCGAGCGCGCGGCCCGGCCGGCCGCGCGGCCGCCGTGTCAGATGGCTTTCGCATGAAGCCGGCGACACGGTTGCATTGGGTCTACGGTATCAAGAGCGGCGCCGGCATCGGCGCTGTTTTCATTTGCGCGATAGATGGCGACGTGCTGACCGGCCGGCAATTTGATCCGACCGTGAAGGATTGGAAAGCGCGCGACACCTACCACGCAAGCGAGATTTTCTCTCTTGACCGTGCACATCCGTTGCTGCGCGATGCGTTGCGGTTTCGGTATCGGCTGAAGGTGGCGCAGGTAGCCGCATGCTGATGCAGGTAAAAAATCCGCAACTGCGGAAAGCCTACTTTGCGTGCGACCCGCTTGCCCTGGGCGTGTTCATCTTTTATCCGATGGTGCGCGAGGGCGAATGGTTCAAGGGGCCAACCTTCGGCCCTGTGTCGGAAGTGTGGTCAACGCACTGGCGCGATGTTCATCTGTCGCTGATCTATCCGGCTGATGAAGATTCGCGCGCATTCAAAATGGCCTATGCAGCGCGCGACGCGCTGAAGGCGGCCGCATGAACCGCGCCGACCGCCGCCGCCTGGCGCGCATGGCCGGCGCGCCTTGCAAGGAACTCACGCCCGAACTGTACCGGGCAATTTCAGGAGAACAAAACGTGTATTCACACCCTAGCGCGGTAGACGCGCAACGCTTGCTTTTTTCCGAATCGGCCAGGGCGCGCCGCCTGGCCTGGCGCCTGGTTGCCGCTGCTGTTGCGGTTGCCGGCGTTGTCTCCGGCGCATTCTTTTATTTCACCTGAAGGGAATCACCATGCCGCAAGTACAAGCGTTTTTCACCAACGATGCACAGCACGAAAGGATCACCGCCGCGAAAAAGAAAATCGAAGCCGAGCATGGCGAGGACGGCGGCAAGGCGCGCCTGATGTACCTGGGCGCGCTGGTTGTCCTGGGCGAATACGACGCCGCCAAGATTGAAGCCGAAACCGTCGCGGCCCTGGATAAAGCAAAAAAATAATGATCAATGGTGCGCGCCTCCAATAGAGGAACGCCAGTTAAGCGTCTGTCCGCCGACAGTGGCCCGTGAGGTCGGCGCGCACCTCCCAACATGCCGAAAACCCGCAAGACCCTGTTATTAAACCTGTCGGCGCCGCAATTCGCGGCGCCGACTTCTTCGCCGTTTCCCTGTTCCTATTGCAATGACCGGACGTTCAACGCGCTGCATCGGCGCGGCCTGGTCAATGCAATCGGCATAGATGGTCACCACACCCTAACCCCGTTCGGCGCGGCTGCTGTGGCGGCCTATAGGACCGCTGAAGCGGCCGGATTGCTGGTCGATGCAGCCTAGATTAGAAGAATCCGCCTCCGGCCCTGTTCAACTTGGCATAGAGGCGAAATCGATACACACGGCCAATTCCGCCGCCGGCACGGTTTCGGATGCCCTGGGCGGCATGACCGGCCCGGATCGCGGCAAAAAGCGGCGCTTTGAATTGCTCCGGGCTGCGGCCGGCCTGTTGTGGAAACCGGCTACTCACTGGAAAGAGCAACACCGGACCGTCGGATGCCATCGGCACGTACAGGATGCGCTTTTCGGCGTTGAAATCCGCCGCCGCAAGGACGGTAGCGGCGCGCGATTCTCGGGCATCCACACGTGCGGCTCGATCTGGGCGTGCCCTGTGTGCGCGGAAAAAATCAGCAACAGGCGCCGCGACGAATTGCGCCTGGCGCACGCGGCCCACGTCGGCACCGAAAGCGACGCCGGCCCGAAGCGGCCAGGCGCGTGCTACCTCATGACAAAAACCTTTGCCCATGAGCGCGACGCGCTGCCGCTAGGGGAAATGCTGGCGCTGCTGGCGAAGGCTGAACAGAGCTTCAAGAATTCCCGCACGTACAAGCGGATCATGGCGCGCTGGTCTCGCCTGGGCAACGTGAAGGCGCTCGAAGTGACCTACGGCGAGCACGGGTTCCACCCGCACATTCACGAAGTCATCTTCGCGGCGCCAGGCATGCAGGATGCAGCCGGCGACATCGAAGAATTGCGCTTGGCCTGGATCACCGCCGTTATCAAGGTTGGCCTGTCGCCGGCATCGAAGCGCGATGCGATGATAGAACATGCGTTCGATCTGAAGGCCGGCGCGTTCGTTACCGACTACATCGCCAAATTCGGCCGCGAGCCGGCGCCGTCATGCCGGCAGATTGACGCGCTCAAGGATCGATGGGGCGTGCATTCTGAAGTTACCCGGTTCACCACCAAGATTGGCACGACCGGAAAAAAGGATTACATCGGGCTCACACCGTTCGGGCTGCTGGCCGACTATGCAGAAAACAACGACGCCCAGAGCGGCATGCTGTTTCGGGAATATGCCGAAGCGTTCAACGGCAAACGACAACTGACCTGGACGCCAGGACTAAAAAAGGCGCTCAACATTGCCGACTTGGAAGATGCAGAGATAGCGGCCGGCGAGCGTGAGCGGCCGGCCGAAGAATTTTGCATCCGGCTTGATCCGGCCGAATGGAAATTGATTTTGCAGCACGACCGCAACGGCTCACGATTCGCGCTGCTGCACGTTGCCGCCAAGTATGGCGCCGACGGTATCAGGACATTTTTGAATCTCCTTCAGGGGGCGCCGCCGAGCAGTCACGGCGCATTTGTGCATCTGAGCAAGTCGCATCCTAAATTCCACTGAAGGGAGAATCAATCATGGGCATCAATCCGACTGCCGGCTATATCGGCTGCAAGTCATGCGGTGAAAAAATGGCACTGAAGAAAACCACGACCGGGAATTATTCGGGCGACTGTGACGGCTGCGGCTTTCGGCATTACTACCCGGTGGGCACTCCATGCCATCGGGAGATTGAAAAAAGCATGACGCCCTATGTTGATCCGTTCGCGCCGAAGGTGGACCCGGCCGCGCCAGGCAAGACGAAGCCGGCGCCGGCTGAGAAGGGCGCCTACGTGCTATGACCGACGCCACCACCACCAAACCGGCCGACGATATCGCGGCGCGCGCTGCGCTGGCCGATGCCGGCATCATTGCCGCGCCTGGTGCGCCGGCCGGCCAGGCGCCGACACCTGAAGCCGCTGCCGATCAAGCGAAGGGCGACGCGATAAGCGCGGCTGCGGCAGAGTTTCGCGGCTATCTTGATGCCGCTGTAGCAATGGCGACTGAAGCCGGCATCGCAAAAATTCCGGAACTGATGCCGGCCGAGCGGCGCGAAAAGATTGCCGCCGCGTTCGGCGCCGTCGCGGTAAAACGCGGATGGACAATGGGCGACCTGTTCGCCAAGTGGCGCGAGGAAGCGGCCCTGGTTGAGGCGTGCATGCCGCTGATCATCTACGGCGGCATGTTGGCATGGGATGCGATGAAAAAGAAAAACGCGCCGGCCCGGATCGTGCCGGCCGATGCGCCAGGCGCCGCACCTGTCGTGCCGGCCGCACCGCCGCCAGGCGAGAAGCGCGCGCCTATGGTCACGATCAACGGCGCGCCGATGGATGAACCGAAAACGCCGGCACGCAAGGCACCGAGCAAGACGGCGCGCAAAAAATGAGCGTCAACAGTGCCGAGATACATGCCGTGTTCGGCGCGACTGAAAGCGGCAAGTCGATCTATTTCAAATCGGCGCTATTGCGCGACAAGCCGCGCCGGCTGTTTATCTGGGATGCGCGCAACGAGTACGGCCAGTTTGCCGAGCCGGTAGCGTCGCTGGTGGACCTGTACAAGGCCACCAAAAAGGCATCCTTCAAGCTGCGCTTTTATCCTGGCCGGGCATTGGAGCCGAAACAGCTATATGCCAAATTCAATTCATTTTGCGAGATAGCGGCCAACGCGCAAGACCTGACGGTAGGCGTTGAAGAATTGCGCATGGTCACACAGTCTGGGTGGGCTCCGACCTGGTGGCGCGAATTGAGCGGGGCAGGGCGCCATGATCACCTGGTTATCTACGGCATGTCGCAACGGCCGGCCCAGATTGATAAAGACTTCTTCAGCAATGCCACCTATATACGCACCGGCCGAGTCAATGATGAAAACGATGTACGGCGCCTGGCCGGCGTGCTGTTCGTCAAGCCTGAAGAAATCCTCTCTCTGGGCGTGCGTCAATTCATCCACCGCGACACGCGAACCGGAAATATTTCACGCGGCACCATAGAAATACCGCGCGGCTTGCAACGCGCCTAAGAGGCACGCCCCCTATAGGGGGCTTCATTGTTTTTGTTGATCGTGTCGTGAATCCTTCGGGCTATCAATTTTTCATTGACTACCTGAAGGGGCTACACCATGAACCAAGATCAACTGATGAAGCTGGCGATTGTGGGCGCGATGCTGTTCGGCCTTCACAAATTCGGCGGTGCAATGGGCAAGGTTGCCGCCGTCGCTGTCGGCGCCGTCGCCATCGGCAAGCAACTGCCATACGTTTCCGAAGTGGTTTAAGCGCGCCTCACCGGCCGCGCCCCTCTGAAACCACACAAGGAAATCTCGCCATGATCATTCAAAAAATGCCGTCGTTCCTGCCCGTTGCGCCAGGGCAAAAAGCCATCCTCAAGGTGCCAAAATACGCCTTGACTCTCACGCGCCTGATCCTCACTCTGGGCGGCACCTTCACGAAGGCGCAGATTGACCTGATCCGGCTGCGCCACGGCTCGCACACGCTCTGGGAAATCACCGGCTCTGACTTGGACAGCTACAACAAATACAAGGGCATTTTCGACATTGCCGCACAGATCACAATCGATCTGACCGAGCGCGACGCGCCGAGCATCGAAGGCAAGGAAATCGGCGGCATCGATCTGTCGCTCCTGGATGATGAGCTGTACGTCGAAATCGATATCAACGCGGCAGCCGTCAATCCGACCCTGGCCGCCTGGGCGATCTTCACGCCGCCGCAGGGCAACCCGCTGATGAAAAAGCTGGTGCGCGTGCTCACGCCGACGCTGGCAATCGGCCTCAACGATATCAACTTCAATGCCGGCGGCGCGTTGCTTCAGCGCGTGTTCATCAAGTACACCGGCACCGACTGGGGCGCAACCACAAATGGCAACGTGTCACAAATCCGCGTGCGCCGCGACGGCTTGCCGATCTGGGAAGACGTTACCGACCTGGTGAACCGTTTCATTCAACAGGAATACCGCAAGGTGCCACAGTCGCGGTTCTTCGTCTACGATCCGATCGTTGACAACAACCAGAGCGGCGCCGTTGTCACGGCCGGCGTGAAGTCGCTGCAAATTCAGCCGACCCTGGCCGCCGCCGATACGCTCACCTGCTATTTCGAGGTGCTCGACACGCCCGACAACCTGTAAGCGGGGGCCATCATGGGATTGTTTGATGGTTTTGCATCGGGCGGGGCAGAGGATGCCGGCGTGTCGCAATCGGAATACGAAGCGGCCGGCGTCGGTTACCCGGAAAACATCAACGGCGGCTATCCGCCGTCGCGTGTGAGCAGCGGCGCGAACGATTGGGCTGACGTTCTCAAGTATGGCCTGTCGCGCGCCATCGATGCCAAGTACGCGCAAGCCGTCCGGCCGCAAAACACCGTGCCGCGCTATGTCAACGGCACCGGTGCCGGTTTGGGCGTTGCCGGCTCGGGCGGATCGATGCTGCCCTGGTTGCTGGTCGCCGGCGTCGTGGTTGCTGTTGTCGTGGCGAAATGAAGCATGGAGCCTATCTCCTGGCTGTCGCTGGCCAGCACCGTCTTAAGTAAAGGCGGGGCGGCCGCTTCGATGCCGAGCGGCGCGGAGTCAAGCGCCACCAGCATTACCAATTCATGGTTTGACGGCTCGGGCTGGACTGTCGCAACAGGGCAGGGCAGCGCGCGCGGGGGCGACCGCTCACAAAGCGACACCGCCGCCGCGACCGCCGCCGCCGCCGCCGAATCGATCCTGCCGTTTGTCCTGGCCGCCGCTGTCGTGGCGCTCTACGTGTGGAAAAAAGCCTAAACCTTCGCATCCTGTCGGACCTGACGCC